GGTTTATCAAAGGGTGAGTCTGGAATGATCTGGACTGTCTCAGGGAGAGAAGGTTCAGGAAAGACAGGGGGGGCAGAAAGCATGCGTAAAAAACTCGCCTGTGAGCGTGAGCCCTTGAGCCCATTGCATCTAGCACACGCAGCTACTAGGTTCTCCATGTCATGAGTACCACCATCAACTCGTGGGATTATGTGATCCACTTGCGTTGCTTCTTGTCCACAATATACGCATGTGTACTGGTCTCGTTGTAATACTCGTTTGCGCTGTTCTTTCCATTGACGGGTCAGCAGCTCTTTCTTACCACTCTTGCCTCTTGCCATGTTTATGCCTTCTATAACTGGGTGGGTGATAGGCAACCTACAATACTCACCTTGTGGTGATGGTATAGATAGACCTACATGTATCTTGAGGCTTCTGCCTCTACGATCTTCATCTGTCTTAAGGCTTACACGATACATACATGCGTAATACCCTACAGTCTTAACTGATAGCCCTAAGCGTTCTGCTATCCACTCTGTGCCCTTATGTGCCCATTCCTGCATAAACGCTTTACGGGCTTCATGGTTTACCATCATTGCCATCCTTTAGTCTTGAGATGATGTAAAGCCTTACAATAGTCAGGCTCATCATACTCTGTATATCCATAGCGATGTAGTACATACTTCCAATAGAAATAGAACTGATAGTCATAAGGTGCATCTATCAGCTTCTCATTGCGTATTTGGTAGTACCCATAATGACTACCATTACGAGCATCTATTCGATTACTAGACTCTCTAAAGGTAATCTCATTATGACAATCTAATTGAGTATCTGTAAGTTGATAATCAGCTAATGAATGTAAATCATGATAAGGATCTATTGAGCCTACTCCTACTGCAGTACTCTGCATAGACAGAGCTATCCCAATAACGATTGCGACCCCGCGGGCTCTCTGCTTCCGCAGCCCGCGGTGAGCCTTTGAGAGGCTCTCGCAGGTGAGTGTACCAGCCCTGTCAAGCATGTGGATAACTCCCGCGTTAAATGCGTGTCGTACCCTACTTATCCACAGATGTGCATAACTACTTATCTGTTGAATAGAAGCCTGAACCCTTGAAATGGACTGCTGGAACACTTGAGTACACCTTCCTCATCGTCTCACCACAAAACGGACAATCTAAATCGTGTGGCTCGGATATGGATAATTCCTTGTCATAGCGGGCATTAGCCTCGCATTTTTCGTTATTGCACTCGAACTCATAGATTGGCATTAGATACCTGACACGTGCGACATGGCACATCCTTTAACTTCCACGATCCGCATTGTGCGCATCTTTCAGGCTCTAATTCTACCGAATCTTTCTGAATATCTCCGTAGATTGGTAAGAGTAACTGCACCAAGTCACCAAATCGCATGAAAGCAAGATACTCGGAAGCATCTTCGCCCTGTCCATTCATACGACACACCACGAACGGAAGCTCTTTGCCATCCGCTCTCTTGGTTGCTTGGCGCAGCCACTCTAAGGGCTGGAACGCCGACCTAGCCTTAACCTCAACATCGAACGGGACGTTGGTTATATCTTTTCCAGCACCACGACCAACGCTTGCGCTTCTCCACCATTGCGAGAGATAGGCTGCAACCACTCGCTCGGTACGAAAGCCTCGGTCTTTTCTGTGTCGTGTCATGCACGTCCAGCAGAGTTAATTGTGTGGCACTTGTCGCACTTCCACTCGTTCTGCAATGCCCGCTGTTTAATCTGTTGAATCGTTGGTGGGGTATTACATAACTGGCATATAATGGCAAAGCCCAGAAGTTGTAAATCTAGTGCTGACTTCTTAGCAGCTTCTAATTCCTCATCAGTAGGGAATTGCTCCCACTCATCATCCTGATTACGGAAAAATAACTTACCCACGTTTCACCTGCGGCTGCCAAGTACCATCCTTGGCTATCTCGTACCATCGAGGCTCGCATCGTTCAGCTTCACCAAGAATGTGGTTCATGCAACGCCAATGACCCCAAGGCTTGCCAGCCTTCGTAGTACCAGTTTTCCAGCTCATTTCTCCATGAGGGCAACGCTGTATATCCGTATCCGTTGTGCCACCAAGAACTGATTTCACCATCTCGACTGCTCCTTCCATAGTCTGAACTGGCTCTGCTGGTCGTATCGCCCATGGATCATCTTCCTTTGGTACTGGGACATATTCTGTGGCTGTCTGTGCCATCTTTGCCTTGGTTTGCTGAATCAAAGTTTCATTATTTTTAGCTGCTGCAACCTTGTTCATTTCTTCGCGGCTTGCTCTTTTGGATGGGTCTCCTTTAGGGCTGTAGCCCGCATTAGCAAGACTGCGCGCCAAAGCCGAAGTTTCCGCGTTCTCAAGAGCAGAAGTAGCATTGACTCCACGACCCGAAATCGTTTCTTCTGCGAGCCCAGAAGCCCAAGGGTGTTGATCAACTTCAGTTCTGTATATAAAAGCCTGAACGATAAAGCGAGTAGCACTCGCCTCAATAAGTTTCGTGTCAATGCGACCATCTGGATGCTCCTTCCAAAACAATTCCAGTCTTTCAGCACAAGTCTGATATTCAGATAAATTAAACATATAGATCGTTCTCCTCGGTATGTAGTTGCCCTGCTATGGCAACGTACGCCGCAAGGTCGATGTAAGTGTCTGGCTTTGCAGTTTCCATGCTTCTTGCGATTTTGACCAATGCCATACACATCGCCACCTGATAATCAGTAATGGGCATTTCGAGGTATGAAGCCCAGAGTGCGGCTGTCCTTGACATATTGTCGCTAGGGTGTCCGTAATCAAGTCCTCGGTCTTGGATAGTAGCTCTCGCTTCGTTGAGGTAGTCACGTGCGTTCATCGGCTAACCTGATGTTGGGTCTGTGCTTTGATAAGTCGGCGGGCATTTATCTTGCCCTGAATCTTGCCGTGTTCGTGCCCCTTGGCATAGCCAATAGCAAAGCCAATCAGTGAACCAAGGCTAAACATTCCCATAAGTGCCATGTCGATGCTCATTACTTCACCGCCAATACTGACTCGGCGGTGCGGATGATCTGTGTGAATGATGCCTCTGACCACTTAGAGCCATCGAGGGTGGTGTCGCATAGCTCCATAATGCGAAGTGATTCTTCTGTGCTTAGACCTAGTACGTTATATAGTGCGTTTAGTGTTGTAGTCATTTTGAGCCCTTCTGTAGTCGGTATCTCCGCTACAAGAAGAACAATACGCCTATCTGACCCAACAACAAGACAATTTTGATAACAGTCTTATAACAAAGTTATCCACAGATTCATCGCCTAAATCAGGTATAGCGATGCTAGCGGACTCTGCCATAGACCTTGCCGTTCACAATAAACGTCCCGTTCTTCTCGATGTTAATCAAGTCCACCTGCACGCTTGAACCCTTGACGTACATGATGGCGAAAGCTTGCTGCCAATTAAATGAGCCCGTAGAACCGCTGTAGAGCGCCTTACGGAAATCCATAAGGTTTCCCACCTCAACTCCATGTAAAACTCTGCCTATGCGCCCGCCAGAGGCTTCTGTGAAGGCGCTACGCCCTGCCCTATGGGTATGACCAGAGATGACGTTTTTGCCATGCCTACGGGCTGCTTCTAGGGCTGATAAACCCCCTAACTGTTTGATAGGCGTATGGTCTCCATGAACTGCTATCCAGTTAGGCGCAATGTTCATTGGGTTCTTATGGAAGGTAATGCCTAGCTCATCGAACTTCATGAACTTCTCGAAGCGCAGCTCTGGCAAGGATAGGAAGGATGGAATCTTCTTCATGATGATGTTGTACAAGCGATCTGTGTGGTTAGACCTGATGCAGTCGGTTACGCCTAACTCCCAAAGCAAGTTCACGCATCTGTCTCGGTCATCGCCAAGAGTCTGCTCATAGGCTAGAGGCGTGCCATCCGACCACTTGGAGATAGTCTGGAAGTCAATCTCATCGCCAATAGTTACTGTCTGGTCTGGCTTGAATGTCTGTAAGAACTTGGCAATGTTTCTAGTGACATGCACGTCCTCGAAAGGCACCTGCAAGTCTGAAAGTATTACGATCTTCTTAATCGTCATCCTCATCTTCGTAAGGGATGTTATCTATGCGATTAGGTATCTGAGGCAGAATCCAATCGGGATAAGCATCGCGCTCCATAATGATGCCTAGAGCAATATCAACGCCAAAGCCAGCTCTGCGCAGGGCTCGGTACATCTCGTGCAGACCGATAGCCCACGCATCTAGCGCGTTGTAAGTGTCTAGGTCTATGACCTTCTTCTTAGCCATGGCTTTATTATCGGTCTAGGAGTATGTTGTAAATCTCATCGACACGCGAATTAAGTCTCTTAATTTCAGAGAGTAAATGGGTAATGACATAGCCAGACAAGCCACCAATCACGGAGATTGTGGCTATGTAAAGTGTGAAGTAGTCAGCTTGTGTCATCGCTTAGGGCTCGCATATCCAAAGACACCAGCAAGGACAGCCCAGAGGATTGAGCGATAGTCGAGTGCGAAGTCAGATGCACCCCAAGCTGCTAGAAACGCACCTGCTGTAAGGATTGCTGGATTCTTCATATTCATGCTGTGCCGCCTATCATCGGGATATTAAAGAACGAATCATCTGAATCGCCCTTTTTAGTAAAAGAAATATGGCAATGCTTGATGTGCGGATTGCTTCCGCGATATTTTCTCCAGCGAAAGCCAAAGCGAGCCGATGCGATTCGACCATCGAAGATGATGTAAGAGATTCTCTTATCTCCACGCTTTGCACAAAGTCGAATCTGATCTGCAAGGTCAGGCATGAGGTCGGGTTTTGCTTTACCAGATAAATCCCTGTCAATGTCAATGGCTCTAACGATTCCGTTAGCATCTGGATTATGGTCGCTTGCAGAAGCACGAGCTTGATGACGTGTATCGCCAATCCAGCCGTCTGAGGTGCGATCTCTGTCTGGGTAACTATCATCGACCTGTAGCCTTAGCTGCTGTCCAGCTTTACACAGAATGGGCTTCATTAGCACATTCCCATTGCTTCTTGTCATTGAGGGTTAATTCATCATGACCACATTCAGGCATTGGAGCAATAAAGGCATCGTCAATCGGATCGTAGGTATAACCAATACCTGCATAGTTATATCTAAAGCCATTGCCTTTGGCATTATAGGAAGTGCGAACGCAACGTTGTCCTCTGAAATTGCCATACCATTCTTCAGGAGATAGACCTTCAATAAGTTCTGTCTCGTCAATACCTGTAATGACTTCTGTGACAATGTTGGAATCATTAAGAAATGCGTAATGTGCCATTATGACCAACTCACATTTCCAGTACCAGCAGTAATTGAAGCGCGCTTGTAACCACCGCTTGCTGCGCTTTCAGTTCCAGTTAGACCTGCACCGATAGTAATTGAGTAACTATCTGGGTATCTTAAAATGACAATTCCTGAACCACCTGCGCCGCCGCCTGCGCCGCTAGCGCCGCCTGCTTGACCACAACTTCCACCGCCACCGCCAGTATTAGCTGTTCCAGCAGCACCAGCAGCGCCGTTAGCCGTGCCTGCACCACCGCCGCCTGCGCCACCTGCACCGCCTGTACCTGCTGATCCTGAAGTTTCACGACCATAGCCACCGCCACCGCCGCCTGCATAAGTCACAGACGAACCAGTAATTGACACAGCGACACCTGCGCCACCTGCGCCCGCAGAAGTTCCAGTTCCAGCGCTACCTGCAACGCTGGCTCCGCCACCGCCGCCTGATGGGTAACGACCTGTACCGCCTTCATTGTTTGTACCTGCTCCACCTGCTCGACCTTGATTAGCAGTACCAGAACCACCTGAAGCATTGGCGTAAGAGCCACCGCCCGAACCGCCTGTGTTTCCTAAATTAACGCCAGCAGCTCCACCACCGCCGCCGCCAGTCGATGTGATAGTTGAAAAAACTGAATTGTTGCCATTGTTGCCGCGCACGTCACCTGATGTAGATGCGCCACCCGCACCAATGGTTACTGTGTAATTTGTAGATGTAGAAAGGGTTAATGCGCTTTCTAATGAGCCACCGCCGCCAGTAGCAGTTACAGTTGAACGCAATCCACCTGCTCCACCACCGCCGCCTGAACCATTAGATCCACCACCGCCTGATGCTCCAGCGGCAACGACCAAATAATCTACTGTTAATGCAGGTCGTGGCGTAGTTGCTCCAGCGTGTAAAGCTGCAATTTGATTAAGCATTAAGCGATGCCGCCTACAACGTACCAAGTGTCTGTTGCTGTCTTGATGCAGACCGCGCTCTTGTACTGTGAAATCGTAGGAGCAGCAGCAACCGCCCCAGCAGAAAGAATTGTGGTTGTGCCAGAGGTGACTGCGCTGATTGTACAAGTGCCTGAACCGATGTTTAGGACTGTAATTGCTGTGCCAATAGGGAAGGCTACAGAGGCATTCGTAGGAATCTTAAAGGCAATAGCAGTTGCCTTGTTCATAATTTCTAGGACTTGGTACTGATCCGCTAGGACTGCTGTGTAGTCGGCTGTGTTGGCTGTGCTTATTGTGAACGTAGGAAGGCTATTATATGTGCCTGCCGTTAGTACATCGCCTGTAGTGACTGGAAAGGTTGCCATGTTGCTCCTAGTAGCTCAAAGTAGATGTGCCGATTATACCAAAAAGACTGCTTTCAATGATGAATCCATCAACTATTGGCTCTAGGGTCGTAATCGTCACGCTCATCTTGTTGGGTGTAATGTCCCATGCAAAGCCCTGTGCTTGCAAGGTCTTCACGATTGTAGAACCTTGATCGGTCACATTCGTAATAGTCAGATTGTCAAAGTAATCCAAGCCAATCATTGTATTGGTTGGAACTGCTGGGTCTAGTAAATCAACTGTCATTTCGTCAATACGGATAGTGGTCTCTTTGCGGGTATTGACGTAGTTCTGCGCTGCGCCCAATATCTGCGCATCGGTCTCTGCCACAAGGTTTTCCTGTGTCAAAGAGTGTGGGAAATACTTGTCAATCGAGGCTTGGCTAAAAACGTTCTGGGCTGTGCCGCCAACGCGGTTAAACGTAACATCGTTAATAATGAGTTTGTCGTCAAAGGCGTACTTGAGCTGCTTATAGGGGATGCCACCTGTTTGATTAAATACAACTGGAGTAGTACCAATGCTTTGAGTGACTTCGCTCCTAGACTTAAATATTGCTGTCCCGTCTGGGCTCATGTAGAACGCTCCAAGCCCTTCCGAGAACTCCACGTTCTTGATGGCATCAAGGGTGGTGCGAATGGTTGCAGGATCAGCAAGGCAAGTGGCATTGCCCGTGGAGATGACACGCATGGAGTTAGGGAACTGCACATCATCTAAAATCTTGTTAATGCGTGTGCCTGTGGTCTGCCCTGCTGGGGTTGTAGCAACTGTCTGAATCTGGGACATCTGCAATAGACGGAAGCCATCTGTGCAGAGAATATCTACATAGGCTGTCTCTTGACCTGTAGGGAAGTAATACTTGTAATCATTGACATAGCCAGAGAAAAGAAAATGTGAGGCTGTGGCTGTTGTAGCTGACACACGCACCTTACGCAATGGCACTAAATAGCCAAAGTAAGGTGAGGAAGGGTTTTGTGGGTTGAAGTAGCCAAGAGGGTCTAAGACACGCACGATAGCCGTTCCTGCATCGTACTGGTCTTTCATGATGTTGCGTCCACGCCTGATTGAGATGCTATAAACGTTGGGAGTTAGATCAACTGTAGGAATAATGACATCGGATGCACCAAATGAATTGACTCCAATTACGCCGTTATCTGGGGAGCCGATGACAAAGCCCGTGCCAAAGGTAGCACCAGAGCTGAAGTCAAAGGAGACTGCTATCTTGGCAGGTAAGGTCATCCCGCAAAGCCACCAGTTCTGCGGTTGATATAGGAAGAGTCTCCTGTGGATAGAGATTGGTTCTGTAATCCCTTTGCAATGGCGTTGGTTACATCGCCCTCACCTGTAATCTTGAGTTCGACAACAACTGGGTTATTGACATTTGGATTGTAATTAAGACCAGTTAAAACGTTATATGTAATCATGCCGTCAGATGGCATTGAAGGCACATTGGTAGGCGGTGGGGTAGGTGCTGCGCTAGATGGTGCGCTAGGAACTGGAGCATTGGACATAATGGCTGCCGCTTTGCCTGCCAAGTAACTTAAATAACCATCAAGATACTCGAATGGGTTACGGGCATTAGGAAGGGCTGCTAGGAACTTCGCTAGGTTGCCTGATGCGTCTTGAGCCATAAGAATCTGATTAGTTAATTTAGCTGCTAAATCAGCATTGCCGTTGAGCAAAGCCAGTTGCGCCTGTAGGCGAAGTTCTTCTTCTTTTGTGATTCGACCTTTAAGAGCTGCAACTATCTGAATCTGCTCTAAATCAAAAACTGTGCCTGACTTCTTGAGTGAGGCTTGCTTCTTCTGCTCTGCTGTAAGTGCCTTCTGTGATGCCACCTGCTTTTTAGTTAGGTTAGCAACTTCTTTGGCTCGTCTAGCTGCTGCGGCTTCTGCTTCACGTTGCTGACGTAAGCGAACTGCTGTACCTGCTGGAGAAGCTGAACGATTGGTAGATGTACCACCAGAGCCAAAACCTGTGCCTAGCGGATCCATAAGAAAATTGGTGTAGCCCTGTCTAAACTTATTGACCAAGCCAATGGCTGTGCCTAATACAAGTGTGACCCCGTTCACAGCCTTAGCGATGTTGTCTATTGCTTTGGCTGCATCGCTGGCTTCTGTGCCACCACCGATTCGAGCAAATGCATCGACTAGACCTTTACCGATTGTCTCCTTGGCATTTTGTGAAGCAAGGGTAAGGACATCCATCTTGTATGAAGTAGTGGTGAGATAGTCCTGCGCTGCGCCTGCTGACTTTGCCAGCATGATGCCTAGAATCTCGTTAAAGCTCTTGGTCTGTAGTTCTGCTCTTGTAAGTCCTGTGTTGTACTTGATAAGTCCGCGAGTAATGCCGACATAGCCTTTGCCAAGGTCATTGGTGACTGTGGCTAAATCCACGCCTGATGCGCGGCTAATCTGAATAGCGTTGTTGAGTAATTCTTGTGACTTAGTAAGTGATCCAGTTATGTTCAGCAAAGACTGGAAGGCTGGGCGAAGCACGTCATCTGCAATAGCGGCTGTGCGCTCTAAGTTAGATATAAAGTCGGCAACCTGAACTTTAGAGAATGACAAGCCAAGGTTATCAACTGCGCTGGATAATCTGCGCGCTGCTGCTTCGTCATCGGAGAAGGCTTTAACTGCCGCCTTGCTATAAGCAATCATGGCAGATGCGCCAAGGGTTACGCCAAGGGTGCGCCCCAGCTTCTTAATTGTCTTGTCTAATCTAAAAGCGGCGTTATCGGCTTCCTTAAATGCTTTTCTGCCAACGAACTCGGCGGCAATATCGACTCTTAAATCTGCCATTACTTCTTCACCTTTGCGTTGAACTTAGCAGCCGAGGTCTCGATTGCCTTAATTACTCCTGCTGTGGCTTTGCCTTGATCTTCCTCAAAGGCTCTAAAGATTGCTCGACCTGTCATCTTCTGCTTATCGCCTTTAAGTTGTCCACCGAGCTTAGGCGTGAAGTTGCCAGTCATGCCTGATTTACGTCCTGCGGTTTCATAAATAGCACCAGCAGCAGATTTGTTGAAGATAGAAGCCAAAGCTCTAAAACCTGAACGATTGGCTTTGCTAGGGCTGGTCTTGTAGGTAATGCCACTCTTTACTTGAGCTGAATCGAAATAACGATTAGCCCAGCGACCTTTAGCGTTGGGACGTCTCAACCATCCGCTTGGTGCTTCTGCGTTGCTAGGAATAAATCCTTTTGCATTGCGTACAACTGGCTTAAGAAAGGCAATTATTTCTTTGGTTGTCTCTTTGGCTAATTCAGGTTCAAACTGGCGAAGGGCTTTACGATAAGCGATTACGCCTTGGATTTTTGTAGGCATCCCTTTGCTCCTTCGCTATATCTGTCAATACCTGTAAATGAGCCTTGAAAGCCATCGTAGGAAGTTCCACGATGGAGTTGAACGGAACTCCATACTCATAGCTCAATCGAGCTGCGAGATAGGTGAGAGAGTTCCGTTCTACCCTAAAGGGTCGGACTCTAAGACCTCAACACTCTTAAGAGTGGAAAGGAAGTCCTCGCCAAAAGGCTTGACTGTTTCACCCGAACGTCTAATTGCTTCCCAGCACAGCCAATATACGTCTGACTGCTTCTGATCTTCAATCAAGGCTTTATGAAAGCCTTTCTTGGCGTAATTCTCAAAGCTGTACTCCAAGAGTGGAGTAATTTCATACTCCGATACTTGTCCGTCAGCCCTTGTTACTTTGAGTTTTGCCATAGCCCTTTATCTCCTTCTTAGAATGTGCCTGTGGTTGCTACTGCTACTGTACCAGAGACGTTAAATGTAAGGCTTTGTGTACCGAGATCACCGACTGCGCCGTTGATGTCTGTAGTGCCGTTGATAAGGCAGGTCATTGTGTATAGCGGGTTAGTTGCTGATACTGCTGTGCCTTTTTCTTGTAGAAGTACAACTGTGACGTTTGTACCCCATGCAGCCTGAAGGGTTGCAAGTACGTTGGCTGATGCTGTGTCGTTGAGGAAGTCGATTGTGACTGATGATGCTTCAAGACCCTTGACAAACTTGTGTCCTGAATCGCCCATCGCTGTGACTTCGAGTTCATCGAATGTGCGGTTGAGTGTGACTGCTGTAACGTGGTCTGATAGATCGACTGAATTAACCTTAACGCCGACCTTGTTGTTTAGAAATACTGCCATTTAGGTTATTCCTCGTCTTTCTTAGTGGTTGGTTTTGGTGCGGGTGCTGCTGGTGGAAGCTGACCGATTTTCGCTAGGAAGTCGGCTTGTTCCTTTGTCCAATCGTCCATTCGATTAGCTCCATTCCGTTAAACAACTTATCTGCACATTGCAGGTAAGTAAATCGCCTGTTGGTAGGTTTAGAACTGCTGGTGCGCTAACGCTACCGATATTGAAGTGAATGTTAGATGCGGCTAGTAATTGAAAGACACGCACAATGTCATCTTCAATACCAGCAAGGTTGCCTTGGTTGTCCAGCAATGGCACAAGGATAGAAATCTGAAAATTAGCCAATGGTGAGATGGTCGAGTATTGGTTGTTATTGGGTGTTAGGTATGGATCAGCAGGACTGACGATTACGCTGTTAGCAATAGGAGTTGCAGGTGGGAAGGAAAATACTGACCACTTGGTGTTATCAGTAAGAGCTGCTGCAATGGTCGAGCGTAGGGTGGTTATCGCTGGCATCAGCCCACCATAGAGTTAGGGCTTAGGTAAGGTGCAAGTAAGCCACGAACGCGAGCCATGAGCTGATTAGACATGGTGTATGGGCTTGGAGCGAATCCGTCAATAGATACGCCTTGTCCTGTAGGTGCTTGACGTGCTTGCCAGATAGCCACAGCAATCATAAGACTGGCTTCCTGAATAGCAGGAATGGTCGCTGGATCTAAAGATGTTCCAGCATTTACAGAACCATAAGGGTTTGTTGCGTGTTTTGGTTGGACTGTGCCATTGTTGATGTTATAGCCAATCCAATAATCGCTTACGCCAGTAAGGGTATGACTGCCATTAAGATGAGCCTCGTTACCAGTTACAACGACTGTCTGACCAGTATAAAAAATGTCTTTGATATTAGAGTCAAAGTAAAGTTTCGCTGTGGTTGTAGTCGATTCATGTGCCACGTTGAAAAATGTGTTATTCCAGATAAAAGGAAGCAGCACGTTATCAGCAGCATCGCAGACTGATTGCAATACAGCGTCAGTATAAAGGCTGCCTATACCAAGCGCGGTACGAAGCTCTGCAACTGTTGTAAGTGCCATGATTTCCTTTCTAAAGACTCAAGGGGACTGCAAGGGCTCTGGCAGCCCCCTTGAGCGACTTAGTTGGCTTACGCCTTGTTGTTCTTGAACGCGCCTGCTGCGACCTTGGTAGCAATTGCTCCGAAGCCGTAGTAGCCGATTGTTACAGAACCTGCTGCTGTTGATTCAGCGCGTAGTCGGTAAGTTGGTGACTCGTACCATGTGTAAGCATCTGGGTTGACAATGAGGATTGAACCATCTGTGTCTGTTCCAGAAGCTGTGTTTGGTGTGACGTAGAGGTTGAGTCCGCCTACGTTGCCTTGTAGTGAAGTAGGTGTCGCGAGACCGCCTGCGTTCATTGGCTGTGATGCGTTGTAGATTGGACGACCATTGTCGTTGAGTGTCATGATGTTTGACCATTGTGCTGTGTTAACGATCATGTTGCGAGCGAATGGGTTAGCAAGTCCAAGTGTTGCATCGTAGATAGATGCTGAACCGCGAGCAACAATTCCAAGCAATGCTGATGCTGTTGGATATGTTGCTGTTGTTGTGCCGTCTAATGTTGCACCTGCAATAAGAGCAGCGTTAACTGCTGCGTCTGTTGCCTTTGCGTAAGCTGCTGCCATGTTGCGGACAAGCTCATCGAAGAAGGCTGGTGATGTGCGATCTAGCAATTCGACAGAGAATGTCTGCTGTCCAGCGTACTTCTTGACATCGACTGAAAGGAACGCAGCGTTCTGATCTGTATCAGAGAAAGCAGCGTTTTCGTTTGTCTGTGCGACTGTTGGCATCGCTGTGATTTTAGGAATCTCGAATGTCATACCTGCATCTGGAAGAACCCCGCGTGAGATTGCTTCGATAGATGGACGGATGGTTGTTCCGAGTGGGTTGATGATTTCTGACAACTGGCGTGTTGGTACAAGACCTGCGTTGTCTGTTGTGTCATCTGCTGCGCGTAGATATTGACGTGCTGACTCGTCTCCGAGTGCTGCACGAATTGAGTTTTCTGCGTACTTTGCAGCGGTTACTTCGATGCGTGGCTTTGTGTAAGCCATCGCTGTTACAGCAGGGCGAGCAGCTTCAACTGCGGCAGCCTCAACTGTAGGTGTTGCTTCGACTGCTGGGGTGGTTGATTCTTCCACGTTGGCTGTCTCGCTTTCTGTTGGTTGGTTGGTTTCTTCTGCATCAGATTCTTCTGCTGCAATATCAGTAACTTGAGCAGACTTAAATGCTGGCTCTGTTACTAAACTTGTTTCGACCAAGCGGGCGGCTGATACATAAGTAACGCCATCCTTGATCTTTGACTTAATGACTTCTGCTCCGATGCTTAAGCCTGACTGCAATCCTTCTTCTGCAAGGATTAAGGCTTCTGTTCCGCGCTGTGAGCGACTCACAGAAAATACAGCGTGAATTGCATCTTCTGACTCGCTGAATGAGACCATGCGCCCAAGCGGCTTCTTATTGTCATGCTGTGATAAAAGGCGAATCTTGCTAGGGTCTGCAATCTCGATTGAGCCAGATTGGAAGATGACCTTGCCCATATTGGTTGATCCTGCTTCAACATTAAGCGGGACAATCTTGCCTGAAATCGTGCGGCTTGCTGAATCGGCTGTAAGTTCAGCCGCAAAAGTAATTACTTGGTTCATATCATTCCTTCGCTTCCGTTAGGTGTTAAATCTGTCATTTCCATAGCCTGCTCTTGGGTGATGAGCTGTAAGTCAAGTAGTTCGCGGATAATTTGTAGTTCCACTAGCGGGTCTGTGCGCAGGTAGTTATGGTCAATGTCAAACTTGACCTCGTTGCCACGCGCTGTAATGTCATCCATAGATAGACGATCTTCGATAGCGGTAATGTAAGGCTGCAAAGATAGTGTAAGAAACTGCTTACGCTCATCCTGCACGTTTGCATAAGTCATAGTTGTGTTCTGGTCTGCCGAGACATAATAAGGCGGTACGTTGCAAAGGCGGGCAACCTGAGTCGCTAATGATTGGATGCTGTCCGCGTAGAGCATTTCTTTAGGTGAGAACTGAACTGGCTGGAACTCAAGAGTGCTAGTTAGGTAAGCAGTAGAGTTATTTTGGCGGCTACGCTTCCAAGCTGCAAGAAGTCCAGATACTTCTGCTGGTGGTAGATCAGCACCAGTATTTTTTAAGATTCCAGAAGCCATAGGTGTAGCAGCAGAAATAGCGGCTGCTTTCTGCACGTCAATAGCTGCGCGAATTGTTGAAAGACCAGTATTTAAGATTCCGTCATTAAGTGATTGGAATGTGATGAGAGAGCCAAGCCCGTCCATTGGTACTGTTGTGCCATCAACAGCGTATGACTTAACAAAGATATTATCCTTGTCTAGTGTCGCTGTAACGCGGCTATTGGCAATCCAGTCAAAGCGAGATGGTCTTCCGTCCTCCTGATAGGTCTCGACCACTTGCCAGAAGGCTTGCCCATAAAACAGAAGACTATCGACTGTGTAAGCAATAGTTACGGATCGTGGTTGGTGATATGAAGGCTGCTCTAACCAAACTGGCTTTCCCAATTCTTCGCCAGTAGATTTCTTGTAAAGCTCTAATGGGATTGCGCCGATTGTGCCAGCGAGAAGGTTGCGGCATCGAGCAAGGGCTGGGACACCGAGAGCCTCGGTACGACCAACATAAGCAAACTGAAAAGGCATCGCATAAGGCGAATATTCGCCAAGGACTTGTGGAGCATACTGCGCTTCAACATTAGCTGTTGGCGTTGCACCTGTAAGGCGCGAAAAGAAACCCATAGATGACAATTATACACTACATATGGATTATTCTGTGTATATAGCCGCTACCTGTTGTGGTTTGTAAAGCATGTGGACAACCATGGCGGTTGCAATCGCTCCCGATACATCGCCCGCGCTTTTGCGTTTTACGATACGCCAAGCAGAATCATTGACCTTGGCTGCGCAGTTATTCATCTGCTGAATCCAGTTGCTTTGCCCTGCATGGACAAGCCGCTTCGAGTTAAGGGCATCGTTTAGATCGCCACAAGCCTGATAGAAAGATGCACCAGAAATGTCTTGGACTATCTGACCAGCGTTAGCCAGCTTGTCGGCAATCGACTGGGCTGTGTACTTGTCGTAGCAGATTTGGCGAGGTCTGTAGAGGTCAGCGTGTGCCTTTATATCGACTGCAATCTTGAGATCATCGACTGCTACTTGTGACTCCCACGTTTGTAGGATTCCAACTCCAATGCGACCATCTGGGAGTATCTGTCCAGCAACCAGAGACGCATTTCTACGAGATGGACTGACATCAAATGCAAAGACAGTATAGCCGCCCACAGGAATCGTGAGTGTTGAGTCGCTCGTCTCTTCAAGAATCCCATGAGACCACGGACTAGCCAGAGAGTCAATCCATTGGCATAGCAGCTCAGTTCTAGTATTTTCAATAGGGCTAGTCGCAACAGCTTCTTCAAGTGCTTCCTCGCTTATCGTATATCCGAGTGCTGGGTTGGCTTGAGCCCAACCTTGGCGGTCTGTGATCTTGCAATATTGGGGTGCGCTGTACTCATAGAATCCAAATGTCTTAGGCGGGTTCTCTAGGGCTCTTTCTCTCATGCCGTTGAGGACTACCGAGAAAGCGTCTCCTGCATTTGAGGTAAGAAGCGTTTGAGCATTTGGACGCGCTCTAGTTGTAGGGATAGCAGCTCTATATCCTTCTTCGTTAATTTCTCGGAGTTCGTCAATGAAGAGGAAATCTGCAGTACGTCCACGAGATCCATCTCTAGTTGCCGCAACAACATCCAACCTTCGTCCGTCCAGCATCTCAATAGACTCTGTGCCGTTGGCGTAGCGGATTTGCTTAACGAAGCCTTTGAGGTGGTCATTGTTCTCCAATACTTGAGCTACTTGTCTAAAGGTGTCCAGAGCCATGCTTCGATTAGATGACATGATCAGAACGTTGCGTGAGTCCCACTTGATAAGGTGAGCAAGGATGAGCATACGCGCTAGGTGGGTTTTGCCGTTCTGTCTAGCGATAAGTAGCAGGTTTGTCTTACGAATCCAGTTGCCTTTAGCGTCCACAGTCAGCATGTCTTTCAGCACGTGTTCCTGCCATGGTAGAAGCGGCATCCCAATTATTTCGCATAGTTGCTTTACGTCATCGAGCTTAGTTTTGCCCTTAATTGGGATTGACTGGATGCGTGGCTTGGTTGCCCCTCGTAAGGCTTTGGATCGTTTGGCTGGCATCGGGTTAATTCTGGACTGGTTTGGCTGTAAACGGACTGTCTTGGTGCAGCGTGGACTGCATCGGGGAGAAATTGTCGATAAAAACAGGGGGGGTATGCGCGCGCTCTAAAAAAACGCTTAAATCGGCTGAGGACTTGCGTAGGTTACAACTACGGCAGCAGCACAACAGATTATCCAAACTGTCATCACCACCACGCTTGCGACTAACCACATGGTCAACTTCATTGCCTGGTTCTCCACAGTACTGACATATCCCGTCATCCCGAGCAATTACCTTGGCCCTTACTTTGCGCCAAAGTCTGTAGTTCTTAGCACTTAGCTTATTACCTAATGCCATCCGTACACCTTCCAATGATAAAGCGCATCAACCATAGAACCATAACGCTTAATAGC